ACCATCTACATAAACAAGTCCCCAATCCTTAATTATCTTCGGCTCTTTCAAAAATCCATAAATTCTTCCTGATAAAAATCCCATGGTAAATATTATACAAATCATCGCCAAACCCATTAACAATCATATCGTTGTAACTACTCCTTTCTTTGTATAATCTTCTCTTTTTAATCTAAACATTTAACACCTCTCTGTTTTTATTTTACACTTTTTATATATTATACTGAATCTTAATATCAATTCTACAACTCAACATTCTGTTTAAAAACACGTCGTTTATAAACCTTTTTTACTCTATCAAATTCATATATAGAAGTTTGAATATCAGAAAGAACAACAGCTTCATCTGGATACCTCCAGCAAACATAAGCACTATACATGTTGTCTTTTATTGCAATAACATTCTTCTTTGCGGGCCAATGACCTGCTTCTCTTATAACAACAACTTTAAAACCTCTTTCCTTTAAATCTTTATACAACTTTTTTCTCACAGGTCTATAACCAGGTAAATCTGACTGATGATCAACAAATGTGTACATAAAAAGTATTTTCTTTGTCAATGAACAAACTTTCGTTAACACCGACTCACCAGACTCACCCGACTCACCAATTGAATAAATACATTGATTACAAAACACGAAATCATATTGTTTATCTGTTTTACTCGTCTCATTGTAAAAATCTTTGAAACTCCTATTACAAAAATCAACTTTTAAATCCAACAGTGTGGATAACTCCTGTGCTTTTGAAATTGCACATTCACTAACATCAAAACCTACGACTTCATCCGCACCTTGCCTCTTCGCCTCAACAGCAAACATTCCTGTACTACAAGCTATATCTAACACCGACTCTCCAAAATATTGTTCAAACCCCAGTACATCAAATCTCTCTAACACCTCTTGTGTCTCGTCTCTACCTTTTCTAATAAAACCACCTGGTGTAAATATTGTTTGATAAAAAGAATTATATTCTGACTTCTGTAATTCTTCAACAAATCTTTGTAACAAAGGAAATTTAGCTCTATCAAACTTTTTTACAACAAACGCATCTATCTCATTTAATCCTAGTAACAAAGCACAAACAAATCTATGATAACCCCAACCTAATTGATATTTATTATTTTCAATCTCGGTCAATGTAAAATATGATTTAATTGACTTTTGTTCACGCATAACCAAAGCTAACTGATCTCTCATACATGATATAAAGCCTTTGTCTTTTATAGAGTTATACAAAGTTAAAAGACGATATATTTTCATGTCTTCTACAGCTACTGTACATGTAGATAAAACATCCTTCGGCATACACGTTACGCTTAAAACCTCTTTATATAAATTCATCAAATCCCTTACTGTATCCTCCCTGTAAACAATGTTTACAATCGGTATTTTTTCACGCACAATATAATTATCCAATGATAACATAATTTCCTCCTATTTACAAACATACTCAGCTATTTCCTTTTGAAATTCCTGTTTAATTCTCTTTCGACATTTTCTTCTTTTATCCTTCTCAATTCTTGTTGCCATGTTTTTTTCAATAAAACAATGCATTCTCATTCTCGGTCTTATAATACACCTGTCTCCTCTTCCCTTACTCATTGTACTCTCCTTCTTTACATAGATTTTCAAGCCAACTTTTGTAAAGCCCCAAAAACTTCTCTCTATTTACTTGACCATCAACATCCAATGTGTATATAAAACGCTGATGCATAATTTGTGGATGCATACAATAAGGTAATAAACTAAAACATTCAGAATTCTTTGAAACAATTCTGCTAAAATCCCAATTATCAAGATCCTTCCAATTCTTATCAAATCGTTTTTCAATCAAATTTTTTCTCTGCAAATAAACTTCATTACTCCTCAAATGTCCATAGTGACACACATTAAAAGGTAAATGTAATCCCTCTGTAACATTTAAATCAACTGATTTACCTGTATCAATCCTAACGAGTTCATCGGGATTATCCTTCCACTGTCCGTGTTTACACAGACCTTTCTGGAAACCATAGACTCTGGATGTGTAATATGTATGACCTTTTACAGGATCTTTGTAACACTGTAAATAATAATAACCATACACATGAATTGTATTAAACTTAAGAAATTTTACGTTTTCATTAAAATTATTATTTTCCAACAACTGTGACACCAAATAATCGTCATAAACTTCATCTGCATCCATTAAAAAAACCCAATCACCTGTACAACATTCAAGTGCTTTGTTCTTCATCTCCGCATACAACCGAGTATCATCAAAACACTCATTATATCTATACGCACGAATTTGTGGAAAACGTTTCATTAGCATATTCATATACTCAAGTGTACCATCAACCGAACCACCATCAACATACACAAACTCATCACAAAATTTCAGCGCTTGTATTAACCCTTCAAACAAAGTAAACTCGTTATCAATAGCATCTCTGCATGTTGTATAAACAGAAATTCTTGGCTTTTTCATCTTACTTTAACACTGAAAACAACTGATCTTCAATAAACTTATAATCAAAATGTAAACTCAGTTCTACTTTACACATTTCCCAAAGTTGTTTTCTAACTCTTTCGTCAAACATAAGCACTTCAATTCTTTCTTTTAACTCACCAAACGACAACTCATCACTTAATGTTAAACCAAAACAATCATAATACTTACTAAATGGATGTTGCTGTGACTTCCAAATTAAAGGTAAACAACCCATTGCTACAGCTTCATACTCCATAGGTGCACCAGGTGGTTCACCTGTTCTAAACAATACTGATGAATTAAATAGTATTCTTTGAACAATATCATATGCTGTATAGTTACCATAAAACACAGCTTTTGACATTAACCGAGTATTTCTTAAATTTTCAACATAACTCAAGTCGTTTTCTGAAGTTTCCTCTACTAACTGATCTCCCTGCAAAACATGTAACATCACATCATGTTTCTCATACAGCTCATCACATACTCTCCATAACCTTAATGCTCGCTCACGTAAATTCTGTTCTTTTCTCTTGTAAAACGCCTCTTTAATACACCAAGTTAATACTTTTTCTTTCTTTTTTACCCAGTTTTCAACTCTAAAAATCAAAGGCATAGGAAGAAACAAATGTCTGTTTCTATGTATAAATGCACAAGAAAGCATACTTTGACTTACCTGTAAATTCGGATATACAATATAATGTCTCTCGTCAGGAAAACGACCAGGTTCTTCTAGACAACAACCACCCCAGTGTCCATGCAAAAACACGTCAGCATTAAAATCACTGTAAAACTCGGTCATACCTGGATGAAACCAAGAAGAATCAAAGAGTATATCAAACATTTTTCTATGTGATTCCTGTTTTGCTTCTGTCAAACTACAAAATTTGACCGACGAAAGAATCTCACAGTCACCCCATTCCGGTCTAGCAACACTACAACCAATTACATCATAATCTCTTCGACCTAATATACATAAAAGATTTTGTGCCCAACGACTCTCGCCTCTTTCAGGAGAATAATAACCATTCTTAATTGTACCCGGTAAATTTATACAAATTCTCACTTTTTCTCTTTTATTACTCATCTTTTTTTCACCATATCAAAAAAATCTTGGTGCTCCTTATACCATTTATATGTCAACAGTAATCCTTGCTCCAAAGTATTTTGTGATTTCCAACCTAACTCTCTTATTTTATCAGTTACTAATCCTTGCTTTTGTATTTCAACAAATGTTTTTCCTGGTTTCTTTACTATAGATACTTCACATCCAGTCTGAACATAATGAATATCACACAAACATTGAACAATATCCCGAGTTGACACTATACACTTTCTCTCCGTAGGTGCAATATTAAATACACCTGTTTGATTGCTGTCAAAATGTGAAATATTTCTCAAGAGATAGATCATTGCACTGTATAAATCTTCAATATAAATATACTCTCTATACATTTTATCGTCCCCTTCAAACAACACAGCTGAATTAGTTTCTAAAAGGGATTTTATTGTGTTTGGAATTACACGTTTATTATAATCTCCTGCACCATATATATTACAAGCCCTGATCATCAACAAAGGAACATGATAAACATCTCTATATGTAAAACACACCTGTTCTGCAGCAATCTTTGATGCCGAATAAGGGTCTGTAACTTCATAAACCGAGTCTTCGACAGCAAATGCTTTATTACCATAGACTTTATCAGTTGACATTTGTACAAAACATTTTAAATCCTTATTACACAGCCTTACATACTCAAGAAGATTCGTAGTGCTCATTATATTTGTTTTCAATGTATAAAACGGATTTTCCTGTGCTTTTTTCACAATGGCTTGAGCGCCAAAATGTAAAACCATGTCAAACTCATATCCTGATAAATTAAAACTCACACAACTAAAATCACTAAGATCTCCTTCAACTAAGTCGATCTTATCTTTTATCCTATAATAATCTAAATTTGAATAACTCCCTCTGTTTTTTACCCAACCAACTACCGAATGTCCATCTTCAACCAATCTTTTACAAAAATATGAACCAACAAAACCTGATGCACCAGTTACTAAAAATTTCATGTATTACCTCCTTTACTCCATGTATAGACCAGATCTCTTGCCAAAAGTACGTCTTTCTCAGTTTCTACTGGAAACCATTGTGTAACATCAACTACATGCACACCAAATTTCTCAATATTTTGCTGAATAACATCACGAGCGAAATCTACAGGATTCTCACTAGTTATACATTCTTTTACTCTTGAACTAAGTAAATACACACCACAACTGCAGAACATATCATGTAATATAGGTTTTTCAACAAAACGAACAAGCTTTCTCGTAGTAGTGCTTTCATTGTACACAGCACCAGGAGACAACACACCAACCTGTAATCGTATTTGAGTTGCTGCTACAATACCAACAAGGTTTTTGTCTTTCAACAAATATGCTTCAGACAGAAATGATTGTAGATCAAAATTCAACAGCAAATCTCCATTCAACACCAACAAACAATCTTCCTTGCTTATATACTTTTCAACAGTATATCTAATAGCACCACCATCACCAAGAGGGGTTGACTCACTAAAACATTTCAAACCCAATGTATGACATACATCAACCAACTCCTTGTTTACACCAACTGAAATAACAACACTAGACTTTTGTATACCATATTTTGACAACCAATCTAGCTGGCGTGTAAGGACTGTTTTACCACCTACAAAAGTCAAACATTTCGGTTTACCACCCATTCTCAACGACTTTCCACCATCAAGAATCAAAACTTTTATCATTAATTTCCCCTTGTATCAACTTTCCAAAGTTTCTCAATCAAAGGATACAGCGTTTCATTACACCAATTCAATTTTGCTGTGTCTTTTGCATGAATAATATGTACATCAAGTTTTTTAGCATTTCGCCATCCGACCAGCTCCTCGTGCACTGGATAAATCCATCTACAAAAACGTCGAAAAAGTCTATATTGGTAATCTGGATAACTTTTTTCATCAAAAACATCGTCTATATAATTTTTTCTCGGAAATGCATAAACATCAAATTCTTGTTGTTCAACAAGTGACGGTAATATACTCCAAAATTTTTCCTCAAGAACCTCATCTGCATCAAGCATTAAAATCCACTCATAGTGTGCCAATGAAATTGCAAAATTCCTTTGATCACCAAAATGAAGATTAAAAGAATGTGAAACTACTGTTACACCCTTCTCCAGACATACTTGAACAGTATTATCTCTAGAAACACCATCAATAACAATAATCTCTTTTAACAATCCTTCTTTAAAACGCGGTATAACAGAATCCAGCAGCCGACCAATATATTTCTCCTCGTTTTGAACTATTGTAACAAAACTAACTCCTTTCATAAAATACCTCTTTGTGTTAACACCTTAACTAGATTTTTCCCCACATTTTTCCATGTATAATACTTCATAATGTGTGTATATAAATGTTCTATCATCACTGTATTATCTTTGTTTACTGAAGCCCTTAACTTATCTACAGCATCATCGATATCAGGTTCCCACCAGTGTGCACCTTTAAAAAACACATCTAGTGGAGGTGGCTGATATGCAGGTACTTTCTTATCAGCTTTAACTAAATAAGCTATATCAGAATTCAAATAAGATAAATATGCAGTATGAGCTGGTACAACAAGAACTTTTTTCATTGCTGCCATATCATTACATGTTAAATCCCATCCTTCACCATGTGATAATGAAAAATAATGAGTACCAACTGCTAAAAAACGTGGCATTACAAAATCAGGTAAAAGAAAATCATAAATATAAACATATGCTTTTCTTGTATTTACATCAAGTACCGGTAATCTTCTCATCCAATTTTCAAGTTTAGATAACTTTATGATCAAACAAGTTTCTTCATCGCCTTCAAATGCTTTTACAAATGCTTTTAACAACCCTTCAAAATTCTTTCTTGGTGAATACTCCATAACAGCAATAAATCTGTTCTTATGTTTTTGCATCAAAGATACACCATTTTCATCAACCAATTCTAATGGTTCAACTTCCGGATAAAACAATTCAGGAAATGTACCTTCACCAACGACTTCTACCTTTTTTTCTTTAACACCACTTTCAATCCACACCTGTTTTATAAACTTATTTGTTACAATTGTTAAATCCAGTGTATTACCAATCCGCACCCACTCATCACAAATCCTATCTGCTTCAAATGTTGTATAACTAATATTTTTTCTACCAAAGTATGGTCCTTGTCCATCTTCTCTTTTTTTATAAATAAGATTTGGTACACATAAGAACATTACCGGAGCTGTTAAAGACACCTGAGTTGCTTTCGCTTGTGTAATCAAAACACGATGATCTTCAGGTAAATACACACTGTAGCGAGTATAAGGTAACTCTATTATCTGTACTTTTACTTGATTCTCTACTAAACCTTTTAAAATCAACCTACCATGTCTTTCATAGCCACCTGGACCACTACAATGACCAACAAATAATAGCTCTTTCATAATCTTTTTACTCCGGTTTTTATAAAAATTTCACCATTTATCAACTTTACAAGTACTGGTACAATTTTCTGCACACACACATCCCAAGTAAACATTAATACTCGCTGTTGATTCAATTCCTGCATCTTCCTCCAGCGTTCAGGAGCATACTTCCAAACTGTATAAGCTCTTTCCAATGTTCTAGCAACTGTATCACTACTTACAATCGCTCTATTTACATTCCAGTATGAACGAAAAAGAGCATCAGGTTTCATTAAAAACATTGCATTTCTATCTGGCCACTCAATAAAAGCAGAATACTCTGTTAAAATAGGTATAACCTTTGCTGCCATTGCTTCAAGAACAAACAGTCCAAATCCTTCACCAATAGAAGGCGACAACAACACATCAGCAACACCATAAAAACTCTTCAAAGTATCATCATTAACTGCTGCATCAACAAGATATATTTTATCTCTCTCCGACATCCAAGAATACATATCACGAACATCATAATCACCAACTGTCTCCAGACCAAACTGTGAAAAAACATGGCTATGTAAAATTAAATTCAAACATACATCATTCTTACCATGTGCAAACTCAGTAAAACCATCAAGAATTGTACCAATATTTTTCTTTGTTTGATTCATGCCACAAAAAAATACAACAAACTTATTACTATACAAAATCATGTCTTTCTCACTTCTATTTAACTCTGAAGCCATTTTAAATGTTTTCTCGTCAACTTCCTTTTTTAAGTTTTCTTTATCTTCGCCGGCGTCAACAAAGAAAAAAGGTTCAACACCTTGAGGTACAACAAGTACTGGTTTTACTGTCCATCTTTCCTCAATAACTTCTTTCCCAAAACGCGAAGGAACTAAAACTAGATCACAACAATTAAGAATTGGAATCCACGAACCAGGTAATGGATCACCGTCAATAGTAAAATATCCAACAATCTTCAAATCTGGATATTCTTTTCTAACAGAGACTAACTGTGCAAATCTCCATACATCATGAGATAAAAACAATACATCTGGTTTAAAATCTTTGATAACTCGCCACCATTCATAGTTTGATGGATAAATATGAAATGGAAAACCATGTACCTCTCCATTATAACCCCAACCTGCTACAGCTAGTTCAAAAACCTGAGATAAACGAGCACACAAAGCTCTTGAAACAACTGACTGTCCACTGTGTAAAATAGTAGGAGAATTACCAACAAATAAAAGCTTCGCTTTATTATCAACCGATTTCGCTGCCATTTAACCCCTTTCTTACACTTAAAACAAAACCAAACCTCTCTTTTATTTCTGGTATATGCTCAACTACAATTATTGGAATCTGTAATTCATGTTGCTGCCATTCAAGAAACTCAAAAACCTTGTCTCTATGTATATCATCAAGACATCCAAATACCTCGTCAAGAAACAAGATATCAAGAGGTCTTCTTCCAAACAAATGTAACATTCTCCACAACGCAAACCTAAGAGCGAGACAAATCAGCATTTTTTCACCACCAGACCATAATCTAAAATCACGGCTATTTTCATTACCATATTCAAACAAGTTTATTGTAAATTCATTATAAGCTTTATTTTTACCTTGTCTTTGTGTTGAAAACTCGACTCTAACCTGTGGTAACAAAAAACCTAGATAAATGTTCATCTCCTTCTCAAGAAAAGGAATTACATTCCCCAGTACAATATTTTTCACACCTTTTAAACCAAGTAAATCAACCAAAAACTCTAAATGTCGTAGCTGCTCTTTCCGTTTGGTATATTCAACCTCTACATTGCTTACTTTCTTACTAAATTCGTTTTTCATAGTAAGCCGACTTTCAATTCGTGCCTTCGTTTTTTCTAGATTTAATCTTCTCTCCTGCAACTCTGTCTCTTGTAATTGTGATTTCTGTAATTCACATTCCAACTGTAATAACATATCTTGTATCTGCTCAACTAGCTTCTCTTGTAACAATTCAGGAACCTGTATAACTAGTTGTGTAATTTCTTCTTTAAGTCTATTTAATTCATCTTCACACTGATTTAACACCTTAAGTTTTTCTTCAATAACAGCATGTTCTGCTTCAAGCTGTTTAACAACTTTTAACTGATTTTTTAACATCTGTACAGTTTTCTTCAACTCATCCTGTGTATTCTTCTTTATAACAAAATTCTCATTTATTTTTTCCATGTCTACATATATTTTATTTAACTCACCCTGTAACTTAGTGAGAATTTCTTGTCTCTTTACCTCTGATAATGTTTGTAAACATGTTGGGCACTGACCTTCAATCTTTGTCAATTGCTGTATCTTCTCTTGCAACGAATCCTGTAAAAAAACAAACTGTCCTTTCTCAAAAGACAACGCATTAAGTTCATCTGTTATCTGCTCCAACTGTTTCTCAACTACAACACGCTTTGCTTCACACTCTGCAAACACAGACAACTGTGATTTAAGTTCTTCCAACCTTTGACTTAACTCAGATTTTTGTAACAACTGTTTCTCTAGCTGCTCAATTTTATCTGTATATCTTTTACATTCCTTTAAAAGTAAACTTTTCTTTTCTATCGTTTCTCTTGTAGCTTTTACTTGTTCAAGTTGTAACACTACATCAGCAATATCTTTATCAACCTTTGACCAAGACTCTTCAGTAACATATTTTAACTCTTCTAGCTGATGTTTATACTGAAACAAAATAGTATCTAAGGATGAAATAGCAAGCTCAACCAAACGATACTGTTCTTTTAATACATCAAGAACATGATCGATTTCATCAAAACCTAGCAATTCACCAACTATCTCTTTTCTTCTACTATCTGTTGCAAATGCAAGTTCAAGAAGATCACCCTGACCGAACATCACACTGTTCACAAAAAGATCATATGAACCGATCTTTTCCTCTACATACTCTTGACTATCCTGTGTTCTCCTTAACTGTATCTCCTGTCCGTCTTCTTTCAAAATCAACTTTACACCACTTCTATCTCTTATTCTTGTAATCTCATATATCTTATCACCTGTTAAAACAACAGTTCCCCATCCTTTTTGTGTTGTCTCATTTAACCAGCCATCTTTACTTACACCTCTAACAGTCTTATCAAACAAAATCCATGTTAAACTATCAAGAATCGAACTTTTTCCAGAACCATTTTCTCCGTCCAGCAACACAAGACCTAGATTACTGAAGTCAAGTTCTGCTTTCTTTTGATAACCACCTAATCCTTCAAAACTTAATCTCTGTATTTTCATCTATACTTCCTTCTGTCTTTTGATATGCTGAATAAAATAATGATTTTAACAACTCTTTGTTGTAATCCTTCATCTCGTCTATTTTTCTTAACACAATATCTACCCAACCCTGTCTTTCTTCTACTGACATGTTTGTTATCGGTGTAACTTCAATACTCTCACGTTGTATACCATAAAACAACAAACCTGTATCATCAATTAACTTTCTTATCTGTCTAAAATTAATACCTTGATCTTCAGTTACCTTTAATCTAACCAATGTACCTGATTGAAGAGACTTTAACTGCTCTTCTAAATCATTAGTTGCTCTAATATCAACCATGGGACGTACATCGAAAGGAACTGTCTGAATTTTACATTCCTTACCATCAATATCAACTTCAACAAAACAAGGTTTATTTTCTTTTTCACCAAAATTCACTCTTTCAATTGAGCCTGCATAAACCATGTTTTTAAGTAACTGTTGATGTCTATGAATATGACCAAGTGCAATGTAATCCACGGATTTTAATTGTTGAAACCATGTAAGAGGTAAAACAAAATCTTCTGATTTTTCAAGTATTTCAAATCCATTTCTTACTTCTGTACCAATTATAGCAAAATGTCCAATAACAATCTTTAACCAACCATCACTTTTTTCCAAACTATCAAATTCATCTAGTTTTTTCTTAATCATACCAAAATCAGGTCTTATCAAATGAGGAATTGTTAAAACATACAACTTTAATTCAGATATTACATCAACACACAAACTGTCATATATATGCAAGTACTCCAGATTTAATCTTTTCAAAGGTAACAAACCATGTGCTAGTTGCTGTGCATCATGTGTTCCAGTTAAAATCAATACATGTATATTAGTGTTTAACAAACTTGACAACCACTCATAAAACACTGCACGTGCTTCGTTATCAGGTGTGTTCTTATCAAACACATCACCGGCAACAACCACTGTAGACACTGAATATTCAAATGCACAATCTTTTATTTTAGACAATGATTTTGTAAAATCATCAAGTCTTAGTTTTTTTGAAAGATGAAAATCAGCTGTGTGAATTAACTTCATTTTTTATCTCCACATTATCCTTACTTGTCTCTGTAAACAACTTTAACACAGCATCAGGATTAGTCTTAAAAAACTCAACAAGTTCTTCTTTACCTTTAAGCTCTTTATCAAATACAATATATACACCTGGCTTTGGATTTTTTACTAAACCTCTTTCTACTGCAATATTAACCAAACCCTCCGATTCATCATAACCTTCTCCCCATATGATTTTTAACACACAAGATCTAAAAGGAAATGCAACTTTGTTTTTAACAACTTTTATTTCAACCACATCGCCAATTATAACTCCTTTTTCATCTTTTACAGCAGTTTTACGTTTAACTCGAAGTCTAACAGACGCGTAAAACTTCAATGCTCTTCCTCCAGGAGTTGTTTCTGTATTACCAAAAATCACACCTGGTATCTCTCGGATTTGGTTTATAAATACAAGACATGCATTACTTCGACTAACCTTGGTCGATAGTCTTCTCAACGCCTGCGACAACAGTCGAGCTTGTAAAGCAATATTTGGCGCTCCCATTTCACCTTCAAGCTCGGCTTTTGGAACAAGTGCAGCAACTGAATCCACAACAACAAAATCTACACCTTCTTCAAGCATTTTTTCCGCAACAGCTAAACCTTCTTCACCCGAAGAAGGTTGAGATATTAATAAACTTGATACATCAACACCCAGCTTCTGTGCATACTCTCCATCAAGTGCATTCTCCATATCAACATATCCTGCAATACCACCTTTTCTTTGTAGCTCTGCAACAGTTAACAACGCAATCGTACTTTTACCGGAACCTTCTTCGCCAAACAACTCAATTATACGCCCGCGAGGAAAACCACCTACACCAATCACATTATCAATTAAAATACTACCGGTTGAAATTACTTCAACTTTTTGAGGTTTAACATTCAATGTTACAACAGTTTCCTCACCAAACGCTTTTTGTAATGAAGTAACAATTTTTTTTAATCTATCCTTTGACATTATAATCCTCTTTCAACCTTACACTCTTTTTGAAACGTACATCTCAAGCAGTTCTCAGCATCTTCAGGATCATACATACCAAAACACTTCGGATGCGTCTCTGATTTTACACCAGACACCTGAACTTCTTGTTTTTGCTTATCTATAAACAAATTCACATCTTTTTCACCATTTTCACCCGTCTCGAGATCCACATCAAGCTCTGAATCTAACTCACTTACTTCCTTTATCATCGTCTTCTCTTTACTTAACACCTCTGTGATCTCCTGAATCTTTGGTCCAAACAACTTTAACAAATCCTCTTCAAGCACATCAACATCATAAGATAAAGTCTTCTCCAGTGAAGGAAAAGAATAGTTTTTTTCCGCTTCTGTTAAAGGTGTTTCCACGATTTCAAAAGTTCTTTTACCATCTTTCATTACAAGTTTCATTACAGGTGAAATCTTATATTTATTCCAGCCTTCAACCTTCTTTAACTCAATCTGTAAATCATATCCTCTTTCAGGATCTGCCGGATCTCCATAATTCTTATTACATTCCTTTATACCTTCAGCAATCACACTACCACAACTCAAAATCTTCATTGGAGATACACCTTCTCGTTTTTCTTCTCTATCAATCACAAGAAATCTAAATCTGTTTCTTGCATACAACTTCTTAGCACGCATTTGATTCAACTCAGAAGTTGATTGAAACAACAACGTCACATACTCACAAATTGGACAATTACACCCAAACTCCTTTAAACAAACAACCATTCCACCTACAGATGTATCATCCTCGCCTCTTACCTCCGGTGGAATAAAATGAGCTCTATACTTCACATACCCTTTTGTCATAACAAGACGTATCCTATTTACACCTTCTTTTAACTGCAATATGTTTGTTGAAAAACCAGTTACAGATAAATCGTCATCTAATGAATCAAGAGTGTTTCTTAACAAATTTTCCTTATCCATCTTTTCCTCCTTTTATCAAATTATACTTCTCTGTTCTATTTATTTTCGCCAGCAACTTCAAGTTTACTAATTATCTCTTCGATTTTTTCAAGACCTGCTTTTGCAATCAACTCTTCTACTTTTCTTTGATATACAATAAACTCAGCAGATCTTTCTTTTGATACTAAATACGCCAACGAGTTCAATGAATCGTGTTTCATCTTTAAAGCATCCAGCCAGTTTTTCAACTTATCAACAACCTGTGTTGCCTCTCTGATTTTGTTACTCCACTCTTGAAACTCCTTTTCATATCTAACCCGCATCTCCGAATTTATATCTTCAAGCGTAACTCTTCTTCCTTTCTGTACTTCAAGATCTTCAGCAACCACTCTTCGTGTAACTGCTTTCCAATTTTCAAACTGTTCGGTCAATATACTTAACTGCTCGCGTGCTTGTCTATACAACTCAGAGAAAAACGCATAAAGAGCACTTTGTTTTAAAAGATGTTCTTCAACATGTGTAAGATCTGATGGTAATAACACAACTTTAGGACACTCATCAACAACCAGGCCTTCCAATTCTTCCTTACCATATTCCAAACACGCTTCATCAAGAGATTTCAAAATTTTCATCTTAGCTCCTTTCTACACATTATACTGCAAAGGTAAATATTTCTTCAAAACTTTTTTTGCTTTTTCCCATAATGAATATACAGATACATCAAGAATTTCTCCAATTTCCTCGAAAGTATAGCCTCTTTCCTTTAACATAATTATATATTCTGCATAACACGCGTCCTTATATACTAAATGTTTATGTAAAATCTTGCCAATTCTTTCTCGCAACAACTCACAAGCTACATCATTAACAAAACAGTTTGGATCTTCCACATCCACAGGTAATGCTTCGTCGGATTTTGTATACTCAAATCTCTGTTTAATCCACTTTTCTTGCTCTTTCGGTCTCCTTGCATAAATCATCAACAAAGTTGATCTCAGAACTAATATAAAATAACTTTTAAAACTCATATTTTTATCTGGCCTATATCGCTGTTTTGCTTCCAACAATGCAAGCCTTGCTTCTTGCATTAAATCTTCAAAACTCAATACCCCTGATTTTGTTGTTGCGACCTTCTCGGGAAAAATCCTCCTGATTGTATTTACCATTGTTCCTTCAAATTCCTTCGACAATTCTTCAAACTCTACATTCACAATCTCATGCTCCCTAATCATTTGAACTCTTTCCATCTTTTCCTCCTTTTTATTTATTCAAATTCTATTATTGTTCCTCTTCTTTTTGTTTTCATATTTTAGCATAATTTTTTTAAAAAATCAACTTTTTATTTTTTTATTATAGTATAAATTTTTAAAAAAATCAACCCTTTTTAAAACCCTTGTGAATTGTAGTATCCCCATTTTTATATATTATAGCATAATTTTTTAAAAAAATCAACTTTTTATTTTTTTATTATAGCATAATTTTTTTAAAAATCAACCCTTTTTAAAACCCTTGTAAATCGTAGTGTTTTCATTTTTATATATTATAGTATAAATTTTTAAAAAAATCAACCCTTTTTAAAACCCTTGAGTTACAAGCAAATCCCTGTTATTATTTTTTGAAGATAAAACCTCAAACCCTAAATTCTTCAACCGTATGTTTATCCTTTTTAATTTTACACTTACATCATTTTCTATATCTGTATTTACTCCAATCTCTTTTACACTGGATAATAATTTTTTAAATTCATCAATTGTTGATAAATCACCAGGATCCTTCAAATCCGGTAACTGTGTTACACATACCTTGAAAAATTGATTATATTTTCGTATAAAATTTTTCATAACCTTTGTACCTGCTTGGTCGCTATCAAAACACAAAACCACCTCTCTTACATTTTTTCTAAGAAGCAACGCAACTTGAGTATCAGAGACCTCGGAACCAAACACAGCAACTACATTTCTTAGACCAAATTGAAATAACTTAAGTACATCAAAAACACCTTCAACCAACCATACAGGTTTATTACTGTTTATCGTATCAATATTAAACAGGTATTTACTTTTCTTAAACTCGGACGGTAACAGATATTTACTTTCTGCTTGATCTGTAATATCTCTTGCAATAAAACCAACACATTTTCTTTCATAAAAAATTGGTATAATTAATCTGTCTTTATATAAACCTCGCTGACAAAACTGTATATTAAATTTTCTTATAACATTCAAATACAAACCTCTGTTCTGTAAATATTGTAACGCTTTTTTACAAGTTTCCACTTCAACCAAACCAGGCAATGTAATTACTTTAACTTCTGCTTTCCTCTCCGAATGTTGTTCTCTTAAATTAGAAAGTTTCTTTTTAATTCGCTGGAAAGATACATCCTCATAACCTTGTATTATCTGCTGTGCGACTGAATCAGAAACATTCTTTAATTTCTTAATCAAAGATACAAGTGTGCCCTTTTCACCACATGTAAAACAATGCCAAACACCTGTTTCTTTATGAATTGCAAACGACGGTGTTTTATCATCGCCATCAAGGTGTAAATATGCAAAAGGACATGAACACATCCAATTATCCGATAATTCTTTTACATTCTCCAGTAACAATACTCGTTCAAGGAAATCTCTACTTAACATTGTATATTCCGTCGTACAACTTTACACAACCTGCTTCTATAAAAACGATCTGTGCAATCCTTGCACCTCTTTCTATCTTCGCCGGTGCGAAAGAACAAAAACTTGCACCAACATAATTTTTAAAACCTGAATCCCACCATCCTGCACTAATAAACACACCAGCTCTATTTAAAGTACTTCTTACATGTAAACGAGCTGCAACACCTTCAGGTAATGAAACAAACTCACAAGCTAGAAACTGGTATGGAACAAAAGGTTTAATATAAAAGAACCCTTTTTCATCGGGAAACTCCTCTATGTATGCAGGAAGCTCTCGTGTATCCCGACCCAAAACAAGGCCTTTAAAAGACTCTTCGGCTACATCAATTCGAAACAAACGGTCTAAACGAACATCAATACTATTAGGTTGAATACATTCTTCAATATAATTTCTTATCCAACCTTTTTCTACTACAACTTGTGGATTAATAATCACCGACTTCTTCTCCTTTTATGGAATATATACATAACCACCATGAATCACAGCCACAGCATCATGTTGATGTATTGATTCACAATGATTAACAACAACTACAAAACCTAAAACACGACTATCATTCTGTAAATCCTTATACAATCGTCTTGCCATGGTTTCAACAAATCTAGGATGTTTATAGCTGTGCTCAGTTACATACTTTTCATCTTCTCTTTTTAATATCGAATACACAGGAGAACTCGCGTGTTTTTCGACCAATTCAATCAAATCCTCAATCCACACAGTATTTTCTTTTCTGTACATCACGGTTATTTTTGCTGTTGATCTCTGATTATGTGCATTATAATCAGAGATCTCTTTACTACACTCACACAAAGACATATATGGTACTTCGACGGTCAATAAATGCTTTACAGCACCATCTACCCTTTCACCCTCAAAACAACATGTATATGTCATATAACCTTCGGTATTTGATACAGGTGCTTTCTTTTTTAACAAATAAGGAAATCGCATTTTCACATAACTAGAGGGAGCTGATAATCTATTACACAAGTCTTGTAACACTCTGTCAATAAAATCTGAACTTATTGATTTATCAATGTAACTATGTAATATTTGTACAATACGGGACATGTGGGTACCTCTGAATGAAGATGTAAGAGTAACGTACGCAGAAACATTAGCAATTGTATGCTGTATTCCTCCACCTTTCATTGAAACTGTATAAGGAAGTAACAATTCCCTTATACCAACCTTGTCAACATTCTTTGAAATATCAGGTTGCCGACTCTGCACGTCCTTCATTTTTTATCTCCTTTTGACTCAATACAACATTTACATTTAACAACCCTTTCTTCTTCAATTCACTTTTTTCAGCTGAAATATGATCTTTTAACCTTCGCTCATCAACACTTGAGTACTCTTGTTTAACAGTAGCTAACACTTCCACATCTGTATAACCTTGTAACAACAATTCTTTTATTCTCTTTGAACGTGATTTTCCTTGTTGTAATATGACTTTCTTTTTCGTCTTAATCTTTTCAGCTTCAGGTTCTTTATATGTCGTCGAAGCTTTTTCCGGGTCATCAATTTGCATTTCTGCCATTTTACTCAACAAATATTCACCTTTTGCATATCTTTCGCGATACCACTTTGAAAAACGACCACTTTGTATACAACTACTACAAACACCTGCTCGTGTATTTTCTGACACTCTCATTTCTTTATTACATATTACACAATTTATCATTTTCATTTTTATCTCCTTTTTTCTTACGTCTCTCAATAGTCATTACAAAAAATCCACTTCCGTCGAATAAAATATACCCTGCCGTTTTTTCTTTTTCTTTTTTTTTTCATTGTTTTCACCTCCAATTACATTTTGTTTTCCTTCTTTCCATCATCGTCATTATACACTACCTGAGATGTAAATAGAAAAAACACAAGCCATATAAAATATATACTTACCGGCCACATCCACACAGGAATTTCAACTCTAGTTAAAAAATAAAACCACAAAGGAAAACCAAATAAAAACGTCAACACACATGATACAAGTACTCTAGCAAATAAACCTTTCATACATTCTCCTTTTGACTACCATAAACTAACTTATGCTGTTGAATAATCACACGAACAAATATCTTCTTCTGAAAAATCAATGATAAAAGATATTGTATAAAATCTACATCAACCATATTCTGGTTTACTTTCCAACATGGAGTAATAACCAACTGATAAGGAGTAAGAATTCTTTCCATTGTAAAAAACCTATCATAATATTTCTTTATAAACTTAAAATCCTCTAAAATCTCAACAACTCCTTTTATCTGTGTTTTCTCGCCATATCTACTCAAAATTCGACGATGAATATCCCAATCAATTCCAACACCAGTTGAAGGTGTTTTTACATCCACACTTAAAAATGAACAACAATCAAATACATCTTCGTTATAAATCTGTCCCGAAGTTTCAAGTGTAACAAAATATCCCTTGCTTCTAAGCTCATGACAAAGATTTAATATATCAGGTTGTTCAAGCGGCTCACCGCCTGTTATCGTTACTCTTTTCCAAGGATAACTCTCCACTTCTTTAACAATCCAGCTTGTATCCACTAACTGTCCTTGATTAAAATTTACTGCAGTAGGAGTATCACAATTACGACAACCAACAGAACAACCCTGTGTTCTAATAAAAGTCTTTATTATTCCTACTTCTTGACCTTCTCCTTCACATGCTTGAAAAATTGAGTGTATCTTCATTAACACCTCCTATAAATATTATACTAAAAAAGATTGTTATTCTCGTCTTTCAAATGTATGTTTTTCGCCAAAATAATCTGTGTAGTCTGTTTGTTAGTAAGCTTCAATTTACATAAAAAATCATAAAGTAGTTCACAGTCTGAAAAAGATGACAAACCTAGTATATCAACCAACTTTTTTAACTCTTCAAACACATGGAGATCCCATTCTACAAATTCTTGATAATCAAATGGTAAAAACTGTACTTTACAACCAAATTGCCAATTTCTTGAAAATGGTCTTTTTAAAACAATTGACTTGTCTTTTCGACTATCAATAAAAATTGGTGGAAACAAACAGTGTACTGGTTTAAAAGAATGTATGTAACAATAAACATGTCCGTTGTCCATATATGAAAAATGGTTGTATACATTACCAACTTGTCGATAAATCCACCTGTATACTGAAAAGTCACACACATTACCAGACTGACGATAAATCCATACCGGATAAACAACACCGTTTATCTTAAAAACCTCCTCAAATACTCTCTTTCTGTATTCTCCGTCTAAAAATGCCGGTGGATTAAAAAACACCAAATTATATCTATTTGTTGAATAACCAGAACAGCACTTACCACAACATTGACATTTTGCTGATCTAAAAAGCTGTTTAGATATCTGTATGTCTTGTGGTGGTGTATAAATCACCTTTTGTTTACCAAACTCAACTTCCAGTGGTACTGTTGTTAACCGTCCTACCAAATTCATTGCCTTCCAAAACGAACCGTAATCTCGACTCTGTATCACAACACACCTCCACCTTCTATTAACTTTATACCATTTAAGTGCATCTGCTTAATTTCTTCCTCCGTTAATCCACCATCCTCCATCAAACACCTTTCTTGATCAACAATACTACTTATTTCTTTTAAATAAGGAAAATCACTTCCCAGTAATACTCTTCCATGTATCCGATAACTATAACACAATGACTTTATCTTGAACATTAAATATTTCTTTACATATGAACTCTCCAACCATACATTATCTCTCACCAACGCAACAAACTCGGCTTCATTTATTAACAATTTTGAATGATAATATCTTTCCCACAGTTCAACATTAGATGTTTGAGAAGGTCTAAATGACCGAAAACCATATGCTCCTGAATGACCAACAATAAAAATCTTATCTGGATGTCTTAAAGACAATGATAATACCATTTGAGGTCGACTAATATTCTTCAAAGAAGAACTACCTTGTGTGTGTATTAAAACTTTGAAACCAGATGGTAGTTTTCTAAAAAATCTCCCCGCAACACTTGACAATGGACTTATCTTACTTCCACGTACAGGATGTAATTTTACACCCGCATCCCACTCGTATATCTTCTCCTTATAAGTATCTATCCATTGAAAAGGATATATTTTAACTTTTTTTTCTTCGGCTAACTTCAACAAAGATTCAAGTAAATAAACTTCGTTTGGTAAATAGATTACACATGCATGTGTAATCTGTTCTTTTTCAAAAAACGCCATTACATCCTCAGGAGTACTACATGGTTGTGATCTCTTTACTTTACCTTCATAACTATGTCCAAGATGACAATGAGTATCCAGTCTCATACTTCTTATTCCTTTCTTTTTTCAAAAAGAACAAAATAACTGTAACGCTGTTTTCGTTTATTCCACCTTTGAATTATTCTACATGGAATAAAACCTAATGACAACCAAAAACAAATACCTTCATGGTTTCTTAGACTACATAAAAGCATGGCTCGTGAAACATCGGCTTTCGCTAGTAATTCAGTAATAAGAAGACTTCCGAAACCTTTACCCGAATATCTAAAACATTTTTTAATTGCAATCTCATAAATTCTTAACACACCGTCTCGTCTAACACGAAAATGAACAAAACCAATGACATGATCATCAAAGACTCCTACAAACAATCTCTTTTTTTCATATTCCTTTCTTATTATACTTTCACTTGTTAAAACAGATGTTAATTTACCTTCCTTATAAGCTTCGTCTGCAATCTCTTTTATTTGCTTAAAAAACATTTCATTATTAGTTGCAATAACTCGCTTTATTCTTGCATTTACAAACCGTTTCATAACTCTTCCTTTTTTACTTTTTACTTCGCTTCTTACTCTTAGAATTTAAACAACTGTTTTTTGACTTTTTTCGCCGAGTTTCTTTTTGCCAGCATTTATTACAACGTGTATAAATCCACCTACCCAGTAAACGTTGTTTAACATTTACTGTTGTTCCGCACACCTCACAAATTCTACACGACATTTCTTCTGCAAACCATATATAACTTCCAATTACATCATCTTCATAGTCTGTATAAAATCTTAAACCACCATATTTTTCCTTAACTTCAACAGCTACAACTTGTGATAAATTATTCTTATCAATATATTCCTGTATAAGACTACAAAGAGTGTAAATCAAAGCATACCATCCATCGCCACACATAAAACCCCAGCACATAGCTGTCTTCGTGGGTGATTCGTGTCTATCCCTAAATATCTTAGGAAAACTTCTAACCAACTTCATATCCAGTTCTGGTCTCATAGCATCCTCCTCTTTTTTAACTTTTTCTGTGAAATTCGACTTAACTTTAAGCTTTGTCTTTCATACTCTGACAACTCTATTTTACCGAATTCTCTTTCTATCTGGTTCCAAGGTTTATTGTATTCTTCTAATAACTGAACTATATTGTCACAACCGTTTTCTTTTGCTAGGTCTATCGGTGTCTTACCTTCATCATTCTTTGTGTTAGGATTAGCCCCATACTCAAGTAGAAGTTTGGCTGTATTTGGACTGACATAATATGCAGCTTCATGAAGTGGTGTCCAGCCAAAAGCGTCCCTTATATTTACATCAGCTCCGTAGTCAAGTAAAAGTTTAGCTATGCTCGTGTATTCATTGTGTACAACAAAATAAAGTAGCGTACGACCATACTCGTCTCTTCTATCCACCTTTATCCCATAATCGAGTAAAAGTTTGATCATGTCCGTAAGACACCAATACATAGCTGTATGAAGTAGTGTATAACCGTATGGATCCTGTACATTTACATCAACACCTTTATCAAGCAGTTCCTTAATCTTATCTATATTGTTTTTAGCAACCATTTCAAACAATCCTTCTATACTTTCTATCAACTGTGCTCTTTTGTGTCTTTCTATGTTCATTTTGCTCTCCTTGTAATTAATCATTATAACCGCTGTTTTATCAACCGTCTCAAATATTTCAGTGCTTCAGAAGTTGTCTCAAATATAACATCTGACATCTCTAACACAAAAGCATGACGCATTTTACTTTGTTTTGGTAACACCACTACAGAATGAATATTCTTAGCATATGCCCACGCCAGTTCTGCTACACAACCTACAGAAATATCAGTAGCATTTTCCAAATTCAAGAAAAAGACATCAGAATGCTCAACCGACCACTTGTCTCTTCTAACAATTGCATGATTTGTAGCTACAGGATGTTGATAACCCTCGGCTTTCAACTCTAATTCACACCTCAATTCTTTTTTTCCCGTTAAAGGATGTAAAACTTTATACCCCATCTTTCGTAAAACCTTCGCTGTTTTCAAAAAATACCGTGCTGTAGTAGAAAAACTTGTACCCGAAATAGGATGAGCTAAATAAATTCTCATTCTACCTCCTTCTATGTTTTCTTCCGAATAAAAAAGACTTACAAGCACAAACAACATTCATTAAAACTACCTTTCTTTTTTCCAAAAAGAATAAAAACAGACTGATTATGAATTTTTCTCTATTTTTAACTAAACTTTCGATTTTCATACAATATGAACAAACACACTCCCCGTCAACAAGAAACAAGTCAAAGTTTCTTCTTTTACAAATCTGACATCTAGAACAAATCATCTTATCTCCTCATACTTTAACTTTGTATTGATAAATTTGTTTACCAACTGTTTCATAACCCTTCTTTGCATGTACAACCGTAGTAGTTAGTAAAATACCACCACGAGGTTTCATTGTTAATGATACACGCATCCACCGTGGTTCACAAGCCTTTACCAGATCACTAAGAATCTTGTTTGCCATTGTCTCAATAAAAGTTCCATACTGTCTGTAAGCAAATAAATACAGTTTAAGTGACTTTGATTCAACACATCTCTCGTCGGGAACATATTTAATAACAACAGTGTAATAATCAGGTTGAGAAGTAACAGGGCATAGAGCTGTTACTTCATCTGTAACTGCTTTAATTGTATAATTCCTTTCCGGAGCAGGATTTTCAAAAGTTTCAATAATTTCATACATAGGTTCAGTAAACCTGTACTGTGTCTTCTTACCTTGACCTAACAATCTTAAATCATATCTTTTACTCCTTCTCATTTTTACCTCCTTTTAACTTTTTATAACATTCAGCACACAAATAACCCGAAAACTGTGTGTCATAATAATATGTTAATCCCCTACAAAAAATACAATAACCTGATTCACTATCGTTAAATAACACAACCTCTCTAACCTTTTGAAAATCATTATCCAACACATGACAAACAACAACAAACTCATAATATGCTCTTTCAGCACCATGTTTATCAAAATACTTACAAATAAACTTACCAATCTGTTTACCTAGCTCTAATAAAAATTTCCTTTCGTCGTCATTCGTTCTATCCATTGTTTACTCCAGTAGTAAATTTCTTCAGCATTATAATATTATACTGAATACACTCAACTCTGTCGCAAGTTAAATCTGTATCCATAAAAAAGTCAAGCTTTTCTACAATCTTTTCACAAGGTAATCCTCTTTCTGTATACTTAATCCCATGTAAACCATGTACAAAAGCAGAAGATGAATCATTACTTCTAATAAAAGAAAATCCGGCACAATTTAATGTGTAATGTTGCAACTCTACACCGTCAGCTAAACCCAGTAAATGTACTTGTTTTGTTGAACATAATGAAGGAAACTTTTCTCTCAAATGCTCACAAAAATATATACGATTTACTACTCTCTGTAATGTTGATGATTGAAAACAAGGTGCGCCTGGAATCTCACAATCTATATCAAAAGGTACACATAATGTATGAAATTCAAAAGATGTCAAAAGTGCAGAAACATATGCTATCATCTCTCTAAATGATTTACCTTGTACAGTAATAGCAAATCTTAAATGTTTTGGTAAATGACTGTTCGCTATATAATCAAAAAAATCCTCAACTTTTTCTAAACTTCCATGACTTGACCTTAAAACCTCGGGAACAACCATCTCTTGTACCCCTATTTCAAGAGCTGTATCAAGTAACTTCTCCTTCGGATAAGCTACCTCAAGCTCAAAAATACTATTATCTAGCATTACAAAATCACCTTCTTTAATTCTTTCCATATAAAATTTTTTATATTTTTCACTCTGCTCAACAATATGTGGTAAAATCAAATGAAAATCACTTTGCACTGCAAACTTTTCTAGATATTTTACTGGTACAATAAAACCAGTTTTCATTTTTACCTCCTATTAAGAACTCTCTGTTCTCGTTTTTTCTTTAGTTTACCATATCCATTCGTCCTCGACGGGTAAGACTTCCCACGGAAAACTACTCTTTATTTTTTCCATATCCACTCTTGGTTTTTCCCATTCCTCAAAAGAACGAACTATTTTTCTATCCGTTGACAAATAGTAATCCTCAAACTTCCACTCGAAATCAAATTTATGATTCCAAAATGTTTTCAAAACAACAGGTATTCCGAACACCTCCGCACAGACAAGACCATGTAAAGATTCTGAGTATATCCTTTCACAAGACAAAATATCCCTGATAACTTCCTCTATAGGCTTGGAAAGATTTATGACAAATGCATTAAGATTATCTCTCCTTACACTTTCATATGCAAGAACATGTGGAATCAGACCTTCCTTATATCTTTTTTCCACACTGAAATTTTTATATATTTCACATAACAACATTGCGGGATCTGCTGTAAACTCCGGTACATCAAAACCTTTCTTGACTAAAATTTCTCTTGTTTTAGGACCACGGACCATTGCAAATCTTACTCCCTTATCAATATTCTCCAACTGTTCAGGAACAATTACTCCCGCTCCCCAAACAACATCTCCTGGTTTTGCATTACTTATAATACTTCCAACACAAAACAATCTTGGAGAATCTAATCTTCTTACAACCTCTCTATTTGTAATATAACTTACTATAATCGGTGTTAATCTATCACCAAAATTCTCACCTGGATGCCAATACGCTCTTATTTTCATTTTATTTCTTCTACTCTTTCTCTTTCTGGTATTACATATAATGTTTCCCATCCACACTCTTTGCATTTCCAAAGAGAAATCCAACTTCTTACTTTTATCTCTTTTCTTTTAATACTAAAAGATCCACAGTGCTCACACTTACTTATTGTCTTGTTTTTATTTGTCACCTTTACTTTTTTCTTTCTCCTTCTTTTTATTCTCTTTATTTCTACATCACCTTCGCTAAAATAAACAGTAGGATCACTTGTTTCCTTAAACTTATATCTCTTAATTAACCTGTTTAATTTCTTTCTATCAAGTATTTCAGCAATTTGTATTTCACAATAATATAAGCCATTCCTTTCTATAATTTTAAGCAGCATCTTTCCTCTCTTTTATCACTGAAAACTATTGTTCATAAACCTCACACACTACTTAATCTTTACGTTCAAAACCTCAAATACGTCAGCCGTTTTTCCCTCCTTTTTCTCTTTTCTGTTTTCCTTCATACCAAAATGTTATCCATCTATTAGAAACTAAACGAAAAGCTTTCATATTAAATATACTTGACCAAAAACGTCCTTCATCAAAAACTAATGCATCTGTTAACTTTGCATATAAAACACAAGGTATCATTAAAGCTGGTTTTGATACTCTTGTACTTAAACTACAACAAACTTCCTCAATCGTTACACCACTGTCACATATTTCATCAACAATTAAAAACTTTCTATAGTTGTTTATATCACCAAGAAACTGCCACCTGTTCTTTTCTTTTGCAGCAATTATAAGAGGTTTATTAAACTTGTGTGATAAATATACACCCATTATTAAACCACCCCTACTTATACAACAAATACAATCACTATCCTTAATTATATCTTTGAAATACTTTGCAAAACTCCGTAAATCCTTGAAAAACTTTCTTTGGCTTATATACATATTCCCTCCTTAACTATTAGCACATACATATTCAGCATAAGAATCCTTGCTTTCATATACACGTACTTTTACATACTCAATCTTACTTCCTAGTTCTTTAACTTCTCTCGCTATTTTAATTGCAAGTTCTTCGGCGGTAGGATATAACCCGAAATCATTTAAACACCTATGATCATACTGATTTATAATAGATTTTATTGCTGCAAAATCAACTATCATATGTGTTTCATTATCAAGTTCTCCTTCAACTTCAACTACTACTCTAATGTTATGCCCGTGTAAATTTTGACATGGACCATTGTAGTCAGGTAAATAATGTGCAACTGCAATAGTTCTTTCAGTTCTTATCTTCATTCTATCTCCTTTTTATTATCACAAGTAAACATCTCAGAAAACACTTCTTTTGTTTTAACATCAAATTCTCTTAACGCTTCATTCAACTGACCAACCAACTCTCTTTTTAATGCTTGTCTTTGTTTTCTTATGTATCTCTTTAAATGCCATTTACAAACTTTTTCGTATAACCATCTAGAAAATAACTTTTTTATCATTTTTTCCCCCTTTTTCTGTACTTCATTCTAGTTCTTCTAAAACTTCTTCAAATACATCTCCATTCTGTTTCTTTTTCTTGTCCTCATACGAAGCTACTACTCTTCTATAAAACTCTAACATTACACATGATAACACACCTACAATTGTGTTAAAAACAAGATATTTTGAACGCTCAACTTTTAACCCTTCTTTTGCAACAAGTACACAAAGTCTTGTAATAGCATAGTTCAAACCTCCCGAACTACTTACTTTACTTGCTAAACAGTTGATAAAAGGATCAAGCTCTTTTCTCTGTTCTTGAGTTATATAAGGCATACTTTTTCCCTCCCTTCATTCTTAATTGTGAAATTTTACCTACTCTTTTTATATATTATACTGTGTTTTCTTCACCCCATCTTTCAACTACATTTATATCAACTTCCAGAGGCACTTTAATACCTGGAATATTCTGAGTCATTAATTGTCTTACTATCTTAACTACTTCTTCTACTTCTTCATCCGGCGCTTCAAGTATTATACTATCATGTATCTGTAACAAAGGATGTGCTTGATACTTATTCTTTATCAAATACTGGTAAATTTGTATAAGTGCATAGTTTGCAACGTCAACTGCACCACCTTGTACAGGTGCATTAATACCTCGTCTTAATGCAGTAGCAACTACTGTAGTATTGTTACTAAATATCTCAGGTAACCTTCTTTTTCTTCCATACAAGTTAACTACAAATCCTTTCTTTCTTAAACTTTCTCGTAAATCAATCCACCACTTTTTTGCTTTCGGATACATTCGCCAAAAACTTCGTACAAATTCTTCAGCTTTGTTAAAAGGTAAATTATATACCTCTGCCAAAGTTTCAGTCGACATACCATATAATAAACCAAATACAACACCTTTTGCAGTTGTTCTTTCTTCGTCAGTTACTTGTTCATAAGATTTATTTAATACACGTGCTGCAACCACACGGTGTACATCAAATCCTCTTCTTAAATCTTCAAATGCTTTTTCGTCTTTTACATAATTCATGAATATCCTAAATTCCAGCTGTTTGTAATCTGCTTCAATTAATTTCCAACCTTTTTCTGCAATAAATAAATTCTTTATCTCTTTTTCACCGGCGGTATTCTGTAAATTCGGATTTATTGATGATAAACGCCCGGTCTTTGTACCATGAATTAAAAACTCAGTGTGCAATCTCCCAGTTTTTCTGTTGACTCTCTTTGCAATACCAACTACATATGTTTTGTATAACTTTAATACCTTTCTAAATCTTAATACCTTTTGTAATAATTCTTTCTCTTGTTCACTTGTTACTTGCTCTAACAGTTTCTTTAATGTTTTATCGTTTGTAGAAGGTTTACCTGCTGTTGTTTTATCTATCATTGGTAACCCTAGCTTTACATAAAGTAATTCACTGAGTTGCATGGGTGATGCTAAATTGTAATCACCATATGTATCCTTGACCCAATTAATAAGTTCATTGAGTTCACTTTCATAAGCTGTCTTTAATTGCAATAGTAAATCAACATCAACTTTTATACCATACACATGCATATTAGTAAGTACATATGTAAGAGGCATTGTAATATTGTTAAATAACCATGTCAATCCTTCTTCCTCGAGTTGCTTACTAAACATGTTATATAACCTCCAGGTTGCATCAACATCACTACATGTGTAATTTACAAATCTTACATTATCAAGATACCTTAATTGTGTAATATCAACTTCATGTGCATAATCTATTAAATCAGGAAATCTGGTTGCAAGCTTTTTTAAACCATGTTGTCCTTTTGCGTTCTCGTCAAGTAAATGGTGAGCTAACATAGTGTCAAAATAACAACGAAGATTCCAACCCTTACTTACTTTTAGAAATGGTAATTCAAATAATGCATTCTGAATTATAAGCTTTGATGACTCAAGTACTTGCTTTATCTCGCTTTCGAGAACTTGCCATTCATCTTTTTCCCATGTGTTGTCTCTTACGTCAGTAAAAATACAATAAGCTTTTTTCTCTTGGAAACAAAATGCATAACTTAATACTTGATCTTCCCATGGATTTAACCCTGTTGTTTCAATATCAAATGCAAAAACCTGTCTTTCTTTTAATTCTTTTAACAAAGTCTGTACTTCTACAACTGTCTCTAGTGCTACATACTCTCTCTTTGACTGTAATGCAGTAATGTCAGCTTTAAAATAACGAGCTCCTCTTAACATATCTTCAATAAATATACTGTATAAAGTTCTGTCTCTTAATATTGCTGCTGGATGAATTGTTACTAGTATCTTACAACCAAATTCATCACTCTGGAAAAATAAACCTCGCTTTTCCATTACACCACTTACATGGCTCTTGTTTAATAATGAACAATATGCAGCATTACCCATTGCAATTATTAACTTGGGATTCCTTTGTAAAATACTTTTCTTTAATCTCTCTCGGCAACACTTTATTTCTTTTAATGTCGGTGTTTGATTTGAAAACGGATGGCAAATTACTGCGTTTGTAATGTAACATTCTTCTCTCTTAATGCCTACCCTTTCTAATACACTGTTTAATACTTGCCCGGCTGCACCAACAAATGGCTTACCTTCTTTAACTTCTGTTACACCAGGTGCTTCTCCTACAATTATAAGCTTTGCATCCTGAGGACCTTCTCCAAAAACTTGACAATTTCCTTTTAATGTACAGTTATCACAATTCATTTAGTTCTCCTGTTGCTTGGTAAATAAATCTGGCGGTAAAACAGACTTGGTAAAATGTACTCCCAATTCTCTTAACTTAATCTCTAATTCTTTATCGTTAATCTTGTTTTCTTTCTTTTGCTTTAATAACAACCATAATTGCTTATCAAATGTACTTAAAATTCTGTAATCTTTGTTTGTCTCAATACAGGAAATTCTGGCTTTTGAAATATTAAAATATAACTTGTTTTTCTCAAAACCAATAAAATGTCTACCTAGAAATCTTGCTACAATCCCAGTTGTACCTACACCCATAAATGGATCAAATACTACATCTCCTTCGTTGGAACTACATCTAATAAACCTTTCAATAACACCAAAAGGCTTTTGTGCCCGGTGTAATAAAGGACGAGGCTGTGGTGTAATAATTACATCAAACCCCCTACCCGTTTCTAAATATGCAGTTTGACTTACATTCTTTCCATGCTTTGCTTTATTGCCTTTCGTTGCATAAAATATAACATCCCAGGTTGATTTGTACCTGTCTTTACCATAACTTAAACCAGCACTGTATAAATTAGAGTGATGCCAAACTATTAAGTTTTTCAAAGTTAAATTCTGTCGAATCCATCTCTCTACACCATACATGTTCATAGGCGCAAAAAACATATAAAAACTCGCACCTTCTTTCATCTTTATTTTCACTTTCTCTAGCCATTTAAACTGCCACTCATCGTCTTTACCATCCCATTCAATTGCACTTGAATTATACGGAGGATCAGTCACTACCAAATCAACCGACTCATCGGGTGTCGTATCAAGCAAATCTAATGCATCTCCTAAATATAAGTTTACCATATATCTTTTTCTCCTCTGTTAACCGATCTTATATATACGTTCTCTGACCCAAGTACCGACTTGTTATTATACTGAATTTTCCTTCTGTTCTCCCACCTCTTGTATTGAAAATTCTTCAACATGAATTAATGCACGACTTAAATCGGGAGATAAATAAATCAGTTTTCCAACTGGACCGTCTCTAAACTTTACTATTTGAAGTGTTACACGTCCAATGTTTTTATCCTCTGCAGTTTGTTGTAAACCAACCACCATATCAGACTGATGTACAACACCTTTTGCAAACGCCAGGTCTTGAATCTCAAGTATCTCTTTCTCATAAGCCGACATTGCTAATTGTTTAGTAAACCATATAGCTACATTATGTTTACCAGCAATACTTTTAAGACCTCTTGCATTCATTACCATACCTTCTTCTCTACTATACTTTGATGAATATGTCATCATATCAAGATCATCAACTATCACTAGATCTGGTGGTCGACCTTCTTTCGTTTTTACATATTCAATTTCTCTTTGAATTACATCAATACTACAATTCACTGGAATATGATGTATATAAAGACGAGCACCTTGTTCATAATATTTCTTTAACTCTTCTATTCTATATTCCCATCTTTTCTGCTCTCCTTCACTCAAAAACCATGGTTCCTTAAATTTCCTGTACTCAAGTCGAGAAAAACTTGCATCAAATCTAGACATCACTTGTTGTAAAGGCATTTCCTCAACAATATATAAAACACGATAACTGTTAAAAAAAGCTTCTTTAGCAAAAGATAAAACAAGAGTACTTTTTCCTATCATTGTTTTACCAAAAACACATCCTACTTCTCCTTTCCATAAACCTCCCGTCAACTCATCAAGTTTCTCTATTCCTGTTAAAATACCTTTGTATTTCGTAGGATTCTTTCTTTTTTCTTCCAGTAAATTCTTTCTCTCTACAAAACTCTCAATAAATTCACCTCTGTTAACATATGTATGACTTACATTTTCCATGTCAACCAGCACAAGCTTATTAACAAATTGCTTTAATACACTGTAATTACCTTTTTCATATTCTGTAACAAACCTATCAATTTCTTTTAATATCTCACGAGTTTGCCATGTTTCAAATAATCTAGTTTTTAAAAAGTCAAATTCACTCTTATCAACCTTAAAACCTGTAATATAAAGATACACATTACGTAAGTTTTCAATCTCTGCCTCCGTGGCCTTGTATTCCTTCATATACTTCAATACACTTTCAAAAGATAAAAGTGCACCATATTCTTTGAAATGTTTAGTAATCAAACTATATAGAAATTTGTGCTCGGAAGAAGTAAACCATTTTTCTTGTACAACATCAACAGCTGTTATTATTACTGATATGTCTTTCAGAAGCAACGCTAACAATCTTTCTTCTATATACTCTTGATTACCCTTCATACTTTTTCTCCCTGAAACTCCTAAATCTATAATCCTTACCACCCAATTCAATTACTACACACATTTCTGTTAGACGACTTACAATACGATAACCAACAACAATATCCTCAAAACGATACTTCAAATTCTCAAGTGAATAGTTTGATGTTATAATTGTTGTTAAACAAGAACGATATCTAAAATCAATCAAACTTGTAGTCTGCTCCATAACCCATGAAGATTCCTTTTCAACACCAAGGTCATCTAGAACTAAAAGTTCTGCTTTTTCAAAACTCTCTATAATGTTTGCTACATTATTCTGTGCATACTTTTCTCTTTTCAATGCTAGTAAATCTACATAGGAAATATATCGACCTCTTATACCCTTAACCTGTGCAAATTCCTTTATTAACGCAACAGCTAAATGCGTTTTACCAACACCGTTTGGGCCATGAAAATACAGACCTTGTTGACCTTCTTTATATTCTTCAACATATGACTCTAAGAATTTTAGTAATTTCTCGTGTCCTTCAAAATTACTTAATCCTTTATCAATATATCTTGTAGGAATATTAAAATCTTTTTCTGTCCATTTACAACCACACAATTCAAGTCTAAAACCTTCAAGATATTGACTATCAGGAACTTTAATCACACCATTACCATCACATCTTAAACATTTTCTTTCTTTTTTATCCATTCGGGAATCTCTTTGTTTTTTTGTGTCACTATGAATTCTTGTAAAAACTCACGACAAGATATAAGTCCAATTGTTAATACCAAATCTCTAGTTTTCTGTGCTTTTTGAAAACACCACTGTAAATACTTTTTCCATGACAACTCTTCTTTATTCAAGGTCTTTATTAATCTATAAACCTGACTTTTTTCCTTAGCACTGTAACCACCTTGCGCATATATACTATTATACTTTGCCTTATAAAACTGACGAAACAACTGTAAGAACTCACTCACTTGCTTATGTATTTCGTCAACTCCCTTTTTTTGTAACTCCAAAGATGATCGTGTTTTTGTGGTTACCATACTCAAATCTCTTTCTACATCAGTTCTTTGTCCTTGCGTCTCAGAAGAAGACTTAACTGGATTTATGGTAACCATACTCTCAGATTTCTTTGTTGATACATCTACCGGTGTGTTTTGCAACTTTTTTTCAGTTATCTTATCTTCAAGAATACAATCTACTTCTGCAAGTATGTCTTGAAATTCACGAAGTTTCTTACCTAAATCTTTCATAATTCGTCTCAATGAATGCAGCTTCTCTTCCAACAGAACTTTTGAAGAAATTGATATTTGACCTGTTCGCCAATAGTAATAAACCGTACTTTCTGATAACCCTAGAATCCGAGCAACACGATAACTAGTAGGTTCTTCTCCTTTACTCTGTAACTCTTTGACAACTGCTTCTATTCTCTCTTTTAAACTTCCCATTTTTAGTCTTTCTCTGTTTCTATGTTACACCATTTAAAATCATTTCAAAAACTATTATATCGCTAAAACTAATGATTCTCCGTATATTTCTTCCGTATCTTCTTTGTTCTTTTGTTCTCCTTTATACTCGTTGTTGTTAAGAAATAAATATAACAGTTTAAAAACATTGTTGACACATGTCAAATACGTTTCTTCATAACCTGTGTGATAATTTACAACAGGTATACCAACATAAGCTCCAGTGTAATTCGTATAAAAACAAAGTAAACCCATTTGCACCAATGTCCAAGTATTCAAATTTAACCATGGTATTGAATTCTCTGTTGCTATACTTCTAAGTTTCTCTACCAACATTCTGTTAAACATTGCACGCTCATCTCTATCCCTTATCGTAATTTCTCCTCCAGCAAATTCTGTTAAATCATGAAAAACATCAATATCCAGGTCAATCAATACTGGATTTTTATTAGGATAAAAACAACGAAAATACATGTCAATCTGCTTGTATGATAAACAATGTTCTTCTGAAGTTGTAAAAAGTATGTTAACTCGAACTCCGGCTGCTATAAGCTGTTTTACAATTGCTATACCAAGAACATTATCTAACTGTCCAGATACATGCTCTTCAGAAATTGAAAAGTATACTTCTGATACAGGTATTCTATCAACATGTACAAGAATCCAAGGTGCAAATTCATCTGTTCTTACTGATAAACAATATTTATTTATCCCTTTTAGAGCAGGTAATTCTACTAACTCTGTTTTTACATCTTTTCTAATTACAAAATCTTCTTTTAAAAACTTTAAAAATGTATAAATCTCCTTAGCTGATACTGCTTTCCAATTCATATAACCATATAAATCATATGCAAACTGTACTTTATTCATCGTCTTACTCCACCTTCTTAAAAATCTGTTCCAGATTTTCACTGTCTTTAAATAAATCTTCAAAAAGTATCTCCTTTTTTCTTAATATATGTTCTACACGCTCTTCTACTGTGTTTCTTGTTTTCAATATAACTATATTAACCGTTTTCTTTTGTCCTTGTCTGTGTAATCTTGATTCAGCCTGGTCATTAATTGCTGGTGTAAATGAACGTGAAACAAAAACACATACATCGCTCGCTGTTAAATTAAGACCCAAACCACAAGTAGCAATCGTAGCAATAAAAACTTTACAATTACTATCGTTTGTAAACTTATCAACACTCTTTGTTCTTTCTTCCACTGGTGTTGTGCCATCAATTTCAACTACTGTATATCCATCTTTCTTTGCTAACAACTCCAATCTTTTTTTCAACATTTGAGCTGTCTTTACATACCACGTAAAATATACAATTTTATGCTCTTCTTTTAACTCATTGTAAATCTTTTCACATTCATCAAACTTTGATGACTCACAACTCCCTTCTTCGAAATCACATACCTGCAATAACTTTTGTAATCTTGCAGCAAATGTTGTAAATGACGTCGTTTTATCTAATTCACACACACATTCGTCTACTAATTCATTATACTTCTGCTTCTGTTGTAATGTCAAATCTAATAAACGTGTTTCATACACACGATCAGGTAACTCGGTTAAAACCTCATTCTTAGTCCTTCTAAAATAATAACAATACAGATGCTCTTTTAACTCATCAAGATTCTGATAACCAGAAATTATCTTCACCGTTCTTCTAACATGTGGTAACCATTGTTCTTTAAATGTACAGTACCTTTGTACAAACTTACCGTATGAAAACCAGTAACGTTCATCTAAATAATTTAATTGACTCCACAGTTCTTCAACACGATTTAACACTGGTGTTCCTGTTAACAACAATCTATAAGGAGCTTTTATTTCTTTGATTGCTAATGTTTGTTTTGCTTTTCTGTTTTTTATTGCATGACATTCATCAAGTACAACCATGTCAGGTTGCCATTCCTTTATGTATTTGCTTAAAACTCTTATTGCTTCATAGTTTATTATTACAAACGTAGATTTAATGTTCTGTAAAAGTGAAATTCTTTGCTTTTTATTACCATCAACTACTGTAGAATGCAACTTTGTCCACTTTTTTATCTCATGTGCCCAAACACTATATTTAATTGAATTTGGACATACAATTAACACTTTTCTTATATTATGTTTCTCCTTAAGTGCAAGAAATGTTGAAATCGCCATTAATGCTTTACCTAAGCCCATATCGTCAGCCAGTAAAACTTTTTTACCATGAAAAGCAAATAACACACCTGTAACCTGATACTCTCTAAGTAAATGTTTGTTTTTCAAACCTTTTAGTGTTATTCCAAAATCTTCAAGTGTTCTTTTTCCTTCTTTTATATGTACTACATCACGATAAAATCTTTCGTGCTTTTTTAAAAGTTCAATAAATGCCTCGTTTGTTGTAGCGTCGGGAAACACAGTACACAATGTTAATACTGCAGATTCAGGATATACATAACATCTTCTTGTAGCATCATAATAACTCCACATAGGTAAAGTTCTAAGAATGTGTTTAAGGCTTTGATATCCTGGATATAATCTTATAACCGATCCATCATATTCAAGTTTCATCTGTGCACCTTAGTTCACTGTTTAAATAAGTTTTATTTCATAAAGTCTGGTTACTGAAGGTAAGAAACTCCATTTTTCGTTTCCAGGTAATGCATACATAACCAGATATGGAACTTCTGGATAAAGTATACTTACACAATTTTCATTTAACTGCCAAATTATTCCAACCACAGGTCTTCTACATATTTCACCATTGAGAAACAATTCAAGTAACTTCTTCTCATCTATACTATATAAATTATCCAAACTATCTAAATCAAAGGAAAGCTTTGTTGTAAACATAAGATCAGGGTCCAGTACAAGATTTTTTCTTTTATATACTTCTCTTATATCACACACAGGCTCAAGTTTAACAAAAAATCTTCTCTCTTCTTTGAACATCCGTCTAAATCTTTGTTTAATTCTTTTTATAAATTTCACAACAACTCCTTGTCAAACTGTTTCTTCTTGCTTTTTTATATCAAGTTTTTTCCAGAAACCTCTGTACTCATACATACATATATCTTTCTCATCGTTTTCAGTTGGTTTATCATAAAAACAAACATATGATGCATTAATTGTTGGTGCAATACAAAAACCGAATGGTAAATCTATGTTCTCTTTTATTTTCACCTCTCTTTGATCTTCTCTTTTATAATACAGAGTTCTATCTCTGTATGACACATACTCTTTGTATATATTATACTGAACAGAATAAGACTTTACATCAGCTAACTCTATGGTTTCAGTTTCCATTGGTTTAAAATTTTTATCTAGTGTGTATTGTACAATTCTGTCAGAATATGTAAAAACAACAGCTAGCTGGTTTGTATTATGATTATATTCCAATGTATAAAAAGAATAACCTAGATCAATATTACCTTTATCTTGAAGTCTACCATATTCCTCAAATTCATATTCATTATCTTCACTCCGTGTTCCTTTTAACATATACAAACCAGCGAGACACTGTACACCATTGGAATCAACATATGCACTTCTTTCGACCATAAGATAAACTACTGATAAAATATCGTCAAACACAATTGCAGGTTTTTTGCCAGTACAAATTTCATACTTATGAACCAAATCCAGCTGTGTGTTTGTACAAAAACCAAAAATCTTATTACCTTCACCTTGACAAATAAAATGTATATTTAATGTATAATCTTGGAATACTAACGGTTGTGTATACTGTGTTGTATCATCATTAGACGAAATCTGTATATCTTTATAAACATAAGTATTCTCCAACGCTGAAAAACCAACCTCACGTGCAAAAAGTTTACCTTCTTCTGTGTATGCAATAATAAATGTATGACAATCTTTCTTTCGTGTTATACTAATTCCAGGTGTTTCAGCTAATGTTTTGAACCAATACACCGCCCATCTTGGACCTATAAATGGAATACCTATTGAATGTTCGACTATACAAACTGTAGAGTTTTCAGGTAGTGATGCATTTATAATTGGTGAACCCAGTTCACCATCAAGCATAACATAATCACCTGCAGTATACATTCCATAAATTGATGAAGTCATGTTAAAATAAGGAACACCATTAAATGAGTAACGTTCATCACCCCACCATGTGTATTCTCCAGGTACACCTTCCACTGTGCCATCATCTTTTCGTCTTTCACCATAAATACCAATTTCAACCCAAGCATGTGATACTTCCAGTGTTAACTCAGTACCCACAGATAAATCTGTTAACACAATTTCTTCATTATCGTCTGTTTTATAACCTCGACATATAACATTTCCTTTTCCATCATTACTAGAAACTGTAAAACATATCTCCTTACCTTGATACATACAGTATATCTTTTCACCAACAAGTAAATCTGGATAAACATTTTGATTACTTGGAGAAGCATTAAAGGACCCCGAATATAAAGTATAAGCATCTTTAATTTCACAATTTTCACCTATTTCTAAATTAAAAACCAGCGTCTGTCTATCTTGAATTTTATCTTGATAAACCTCGGGTAAATCTTCTAGTAATAACCATTTGTAAAAAACTCGTAATTCTTTATTATCCATATATTGAAGAGTCCAAAATACCAAGCCAAAACCAAAAGAAAAAATTGTACTTCGCCAGGTAGGATAAATTGTTTCTTTGAAATAAGTACCAATATGATGAGTTAATACCCCTTTATAATCATTTACAGGAGATCCCTCTACAAGCCAACCACCTAGATATATTCCCTTGTGTACAACATACTTGTATACAAACGCAGTACAAGGTAACTGGTCGTCTGAAATATGACCCACAGGGTTTTCCATACGACCATCCCACGCAATTTTCCATGTAGAATCTTTCCAGGCCATTTATTTTACTCCAATATCATAGTACCATCTTTATCAACAGTAATCTGCTGCATATTTCTTATTACTGGTCTTATATCATGAACAGTTACATCAACATCTCCAAACTCTCTCCATAAATCAACTACATTAATCGCCTCAAAATCAAGTGGTGTAATAGCTGGACTTAAATTCAATGTAAAAAGTGTATTATTATCTTTTCTTCCATAAACTTTCTCGTAAACAAACTGTGTTATAAACTGCTGATTTTCTTCATCAGGAAACACAGGTAAATTATAAACACCGGTGTAATTCGGCACACCGAAAACCATAAACACGTCTTCTTCATCAAACATCACACGCTCGTCTTCGCGATAATAAGTTTCATACAACACTGTACCACTACCTTCAAAAACTGTACTATTTCCAAATGATACAACTTTATTCCTTCCTCTCATTGTAAAATCAACATCAGTAGGAAAACTTAAGCCTGATATAGATATTCCAGGAATACTGTTACCTGATGTTAAAACACCAAAACAGTCAATAATTTCAATACCCGAAAGTATAATAAAGTTGTGTTTACCTTCATTAACAATAATTTTTACACCATTCCCTAAGTCTTTTGCAATTGGAATATATAAATCTTTATCATAAGACCAAACCTCAAGACCTGAAAAATCAAATAAACTTACTTTTGAATGTGCTGCGTTTATTAATATAGGCAAATCTACAACAGGTTCACCTGTGCTATAACGCACTGTACCCTTAATCTTTCGAAGAGGAACACAATCAAAATCTACACCTGATATATTATTATAACATGTATTTACAACACGAGGAACTCGTGGATAATACAAGTTTGAACTTGATCTAGGATATACATAATACACATCTCTTGGTATTTCATTAAAAGTAAACACACCTTCAATATCTGTTGATACTACATACTCTTCTTCTGAATCTGACTTTGCTATTGCAACTACTTCTATTCCACTTACACCACACTGAGTCCATGCGTCTCTAACACAACCTTTTATCCAATAGTCTAAATCATACGCATTACCTTCTTCTGTCTCTTCATCTATAAGCTCTCCAACAAAGTCCAGACCACTGTGGTTTTCATTAACATCGTTTATCCTATATATTTCTGGTGTATATTCATAACCATATGAACGAGGATATATTGTATAATCACCTGGTAACCGAACATCAACACAGTAATCACCTGTAGAAGTAACACCACTAGTAAACACATAATGTGGAATTTCCTCTACCTTTCCCCAACCATTTATAATACTCGGGGCTTCTTGTATACCATTTTGTGCTACTACTTCTGTTTGAATAGGCAAACCACTTTCATCAACAACTTGACCTGATATATGATAAATTGGATACTCAATACCAGAAATAAATAATATAAAATTCGGATCTTCTAAACTTGTTCTTTTCGTCGCATCATTCTGATCATACTGATAATATTTCAATGCTGTTGTTTCCTTAAACAGATGTACTTGATAAAACTCTTCTGGTTTTTGTAACTCAAACAAAAACACACCGGAAACATCAGTAACTTGTTGCTTTGGTTTTGGTTGATAGACAACACCTCCACTCTCTGTTTCTACTGGTTCATATTCATATTCACCACCTATTGCTTCTACTTTAACTCCTTCAACAGGTAAATCAGAAAACACATCAATAACAACACCAGATATTATCCCTGTGTAACAACTAAAATCTCTATTTATCAAAGATTTATTAGTTATAATATCTCTTCTGTACTCAGGTCTAAAGACATATCCAAAATTATAAGGTCCAGTTAAATTAACTTTTTGCCAATACCAAGTATCCTTCTCTTCATCATGTACCCATGCTTCAATATTCTTTAAAGGTACAACTGTATAATAACCAGGTAACAAGTTTGTCAAATAAAAATCACCATTATTCAATGATTTACTCTCTGCTAACTTACCTTCTCCTTCTTCGGTAAAAACAATTCCATTTACTTTATATCTAGATTGAGAATATAATAGTCTAGAATTAGGAGTTAATACCCAAAAATCAACACCGGATAAAACAGGTTTTCCTGTGTAACCGTCAACAAACCGTCCTTGTATTGAATAAGTATTCTCTCGAAAGAAATTCTGATTTGCAACTACACTTTTATCCAACAACACATGACGTTGTAACGGCTGAAAATAATACTTTGTTGCAGCTCCAGTACTACTCAAAGCTTCAACTAATCCTTCACCATCATAACCATATTTACTCGCAGCATTCTTTATTGCATCAATCAATTCTTCAACGTCACCACCGCTTTCAACATACTCTTTTAACAACAAAATCAATAACGAATCCTCTGCCAATCCTTGAGTTTGCATTAACCACGAAATAATATCATTAATGTTGTACTCAACTTTATTTGCTCTTAAAGTATACTCACCAGGAAGCAAAGATATATCAAAACACCCAGATAAATCAGTTTCTGTAGTATAAAACGGAACTCCACCTTCATATCTTTTTATTCCCTCTTCAGTAAACTCAACTTGCGGTTCTTCAATAAAACCTTCATAAACCGCAATTTCAACACCTTCAATTCCACTACCATCTAAATCATACGCATAACCAGTAATTTTATTTACAGGTACTATAAAATCAAGTCCACTTACATCACTATATACTTCTTGTATATAGAATTCTGGTGTTGAAGGCTGACTACAGTAAATTCGATATAAACCTTCTTCAAGTTCTCTTTCAGTACTATATCCAGAAGTTCCTGTTACTAATACTGTTGAATTTCTAAACTGATCTTCAATTACAACCTGCACAGACTGTGTTAACCCTTTACCATACTGATCATAAATACTACCTGATATCCGATAATATGGTCTACCATAAATAATTACATTTTTAACTCTGTTATCTTGTGTCAAACTGACGTTAACCGATGCTGGAGAAAATACATACCCTCTTTTACCAGCACTAACAGAATATGTATTTAAAGGAATATGTGCAAAAACAGTAATACCCGATACATCTGTTGTTTGTGTGTATTTTTGTGTTTGATCCAGAGTTTTAACGACAACAGGTACATCACAAAGACAACTCAAATCACGTTCATTAAGAACTTGTACATAAATATCACCTAATTCACCAACAGGTTCAAGTTCTTTGGGTATCATAAAATCAACAGTCAAATCTTCTTTTCCTATCGTCATACCTGAACAGTAGTTCAATGGATCAAAGTAAAATAGTTCCTCTGTTTCTTTTATTAATTTCCAACCATCTTGATTATAAAAATACAAAATATCATCAAACTTACTTTCTGCAGGATCAAAATCTTCATCCGCCTCAACAATTTCCTTACCTAATGAAACACTAATGTAACCTGGACCAAACACTTCCGATGTTTCATAATAACCTTTTTCGTCAGTCCTAACATTCAAAAAATCGTCCTTTGTATACAATGATGCAAGAAAAAAATCTTTTTGTTGTGTGGATACAATCTTTTTTGGTATATAAGTTTTACAAAGACTTTTTACTGAAAAAGGCCATGTATCATCAGAATATGCTTTTGGAAGTATACTACTTAATAACTCTACTCCAGATATGTCAAACACTTTAATAAAAGAATCTTGATTACAAAGCTCACATGGTAAACTGTATAAAGTATTAACATTTCGAGTTTTTGCAATAAAATCTTCATAACTCTTTTCAGGATTTACATTAACATAAACACCATCAGCAACTTTGTATTGCAACACATTTTTTGCTTGACCAACAATATACTCATTGACGTCATACCAACTTCCACAAGTTAAACCTTTTAACTGTGGTAAAACTACATATACATCACCGAGTAACAATGAATTTGTAGTATCTATCTTGTTTCCAACAAACACATTAATAATATCCGATGAAGTTAACAAGAATTTCAAAGACGGGCTTTTCTTGACACCTACAACACGAATACGAAGTCTACCAGTTACAGGAGCATACCATACATATTTCCTTGTTGAACCGTCAAGTTGTTCAACAATAGAATACCAAACATCTTTATAACAAAACTCAATTCTAAAATAATCATAATTCTGATCAACTTCCCATGTAATTATAACAGGAGTATCAACAAATACAGATGTTTTTTCTACCTTTGCTTTTATCAT